GTCCAAAGGGCCGGCAAGGCGCTGGTCGCTGAGGACATCTACAAGGAGACATGGGAGTGGCTGGCCGAGCGAGGCTGCGCCTCTCTGGTATCTCCACAGCTTCTGGAGCGCTACGCCATGAGTGTGGCCCGCTGGATACAGTGCGAGGAGGCCGTGACAGAATTCGGCTTTCTGGCCAAGCATCCCACCACCGGCAGCGCGATTCAGTCGCCCTATGTGGCGATGAGTCAGAACTTTATGAGCCAGACCAACCGGCTCTGGATGGAGATATACCAAATCGTAAAAGAAAACTGTGCGACCGAGTACACCGGTGTCACCCCGATGGATGATACGATGGAACGACTGCTCCGGGCGCGGAAAGGAAGCTGACTATGTATGAAAAAGTGAATCCGGCCCATCCGGATAAAATCGCAGACCGCATCGCCGGAGCCCTGGTCGACCTTGCCTATGCGCAGGAGCCCGACCCGCGCATCGCAGTCGAAGTCCTGCTCGGTCATCATGTTTGTCACATCATTGCGGAGACATCTACGCATCTGTCTGCTGAGGACGTCGAAGGCATCGTCCACCGTATCGCCGGTAACCTCGCGCTTGATTACACCGAGGTCACTCAAGATGCACATCTCTCCGACAACCAGCGTGACGGTTTTCGCTGCGGCGACAACGGCATCTTCAAAGGAATGTGTATCACACCTGAGCAGCAGGAGCTCTCCGGCATCGCCCGCTCCATCTACGAAAGATACCCCACTGACGGGAAGTACATTCTGGACGGCGACCGGCTCATCCTCTGCCAGAGCAATGCTCCCTCGGACGAGCTTCGGGAGCTGTATCCCGGTGCCGAGGTCAATCCGCTGGGCGATTGGACGGGCGGCACAGATGTGGATTCCGGCGCGACCAACCGGAAGCTGGGCTCCGATATGGCGGACGGTGTCACCGGCGGCGGTCTGCATGGGAAAGACCTCTCGAAAGCGGATGTGTCCGTGAACGTCTACGCCTTCCTCAAGGCACAGGAGACTGACCAGCCCGTGGAACTCTGCTGCGCTATCGGGGATGACACCGTGGACGGTAGGCCATATGCGGAAATCGTCGAAATCTGCCGAAATTATATCCGCTCTGTCGGCGGCTTTGAGAAGTTCGCGGAATGGGGGCTCGTATGAAAACAACGACTGATATGCAGCTGGTGCCCATCAGCAAACTGGTGCCCTATGTCAACAATGCCCGGACGCACTCGCCGGAGCAGGTCATGAAGCTCCGCTCTTCACTGCGGGAATTCGGCTTTATCAACCCTATCATCATCGACCGTGACTATGGCATCATCGCCGGTCACGGTCGTCTGCTTGCCGCCAAGGAGGAAGGCATCACCGAGGTGCCCTGTGTCTTTGTGGATTACCTGACCGAAGCACAGAAAAAAGCCTACATTCTCGCCGACAACCGCATGGCGATGGACGCAGGCTGGGACGAAGAACTCCTCCGGGTGGAAATCGAAGCGCTGCAGGGCGAGGCTTTTGACGTCTCCCTTACCGGCTTTGACGAGAAGGAACTGGCTGACCTGTTCAAGGACGGGAACGATTCTGACGCGGAAGATGACGATTACGACCTGAGTGCTGCGCTGGAGAAGGCAGCCTTTGTGAAGCGTGGTGATATCTGGACAGTCGGCAGACACCGGCTCATGTGCGGTGACGCCACCAGCGCCGAGGATGTGGCAGCGCTCATGGATGGCCGGAAAGCAAATCTCATTCTGACCGACCCACCCTATGGCGTTTCCTTCAAGAGCTCCAGTGGCCTGACCATTCAGAATGACTCCATGAAGGACGAGGAATTCTACCATTTCCTGCTTGCCTCCTTCAAGAACATGGCTGACCACCTCGAAAAAGGTGGTGCCGCCTACGTTTTTCACGCAGATACCGAGGGTCTCAACTTCCGCAGGGCTTTCATCGATGCTGGTTTCCATCTCGCCGGATGCTGTATTTGGGTGAAGGATTCGCTGGTTCTGGGGCGCTCGGATTACCAGTGGCAGCATGAGCCGGTGCTCTATGGCTTCATGCAGAACGGAAAGCACCCGTGGTACTCCGACCGGAAGCAGACTACCATCTGGAATTTTGCCAAGCCCAAGCGGAACGCAAATCACCCAACCAGCAAGCCGCTCGACCTGCTGGGCTATCCCATCGGGAACTCCACGCAGGAGAACGCCATCGTCATTGACACCTTCGGCGGCAGCGGTTCTACGCTTATGGCTTGTGAGCAGATGAATCGCACCTGCTGCACGATGGAGCTCGACGAAAAGTACGCTTCTGTCATCCTTCGCAGATATGTGGATGACACCGGGGATGCTGACGGTGTCTACGTCATCCGCGACGGCGAAAAACTGCCCTACGCGGCGCTGGTGAAGGACGTCGAGCCTGCCTCCTGATTGTCACTATTACACACGTTCCAAGGCACATCTTTGTCGGATTTATGCTCCAGAATTGACTTGCTATTCTGTGCCTGTAGAGCGAATATGTGACTACCCTGAACGGGGAAAACATACACAGGAGGATTTCACCATGGAAATCAGGTACAACGTAACCGGCGACCGGCGCAAGGAGCTGGTCAAAGTCATCTCCGGTATCACTGGAGCCAAGGCAGTCTACAAGTTCATGCCGACTTGCAACTACGAAATCGACTACTTCGCCGTCACCAAGGACGGCACCCTGCTTTTCGACGACCGCGCCAACAGCGAGGAGGTCGAGCGCGTGCTGGAGGGCATCGCGGCTGCGGGCTTCGCTTGCGAGGCACCGGTGGAAATGACCGAGGAGCCGGAGGAAGCGGCTCAGGAGGAAGACGTGGGCCTCACGATTGCGGTTCCGCTCGATAAGGTTCAGGTCGGGAACCTGACCAAGCTGCTGGACGCCAAGGGCAGCCTCATCAAAAAGGCGCTGGGCATCGACGACCTGCGCTTCGAGCTTGAGGAAGACCGCATCACCTTCCCGTGGTTCGCCGAGCCGCAGCCGGAGGAAGCCAGCGCCTACACCCACTTCATTGCCGCACTCTGCCGGATGTCCAAGGATGCCAAGCGCATCACTGCAAAGGAAAAACCGGTTGACAATGAGAAGTACGCCTTCCGCTGCTTCCTGCTCCGGCTGGGCTTCATCGGGGATGCGTACAAGACCGACCGGAAAATCCTGCTCCGGAACCTCTCCGGCTCCAGCGCCTTCAAATCCGGTGCCAAACGAATGGAGGTGACAGACGATGCGGTTTCCGAATAAGGCTGTCATTGAGCACCTCCGCCAGACCTACCCGGTCGGCACTCGTGTGGAGCTGACCCAGATGGACGATGCGCAGGCTCCTCCGGTGGGCACCAGAGGCACCGTCATCGGAGTCGATGATACCGGCAGCATCATGGTCGATTGGGACAACGGCTCCGGCCTGAATGTTATCTACGGCATCGACCGCTGCAGGAAGGTGGTGGATTCCGATGACTGAGACCATCCGGGGACAGATTCTCGCCATCCGGGACACCGGCCTGACCAACATGTTCGATATCCCAATGGTGCAGCGCCTCGCCTTTGACCGGGACTTCCACGAGCTGGTCTGCTACCTGGAGGAGCACCGCAAAGAGTACGTTCACTTCATCATGTACGGCGAAGAGTAAGTCCTGCCGCCAAGAGAGCCGGATGGCTCTTTTGGTCGTATAGTACACAATATTCCTCCGCGATATTTGTTCAGTATATTCCCGATAATTGACTTGCTATTATGTGCTTTTAGAGCGAATATACAGTCACCGAAAGGGAAAACACCACAAATACGGAGGACACGAACATGAAAAACCTTTACCAGATGAGAAACGCCTTCAGCCTGCGGGAGTACAACACCGCGATTACCAGAGCGGATTTCGAGGCCCACTTCACCAAGACCTGCGAGAGCGTCCGGTTCACCTTCAACGGCTGGGACGGCAAGAGCTACGACGGCGAGAGCCGCAGCGCGAAGGTCTACCGCACTGACCTCGAAGGTTACGAAGATGCCCGGTTCGTTAAGGTCGGCAAGCACCTGCACTACATCGACGAGGACAGCAGCGTTCTGGAGAAGGCCACCGGCGAATACCACAAGGAAGCCGAATGGCTGGTGGACGTCCTCAAGGCTGAGAACTGAGGAGGGCTGAACCATGTGGAGCGAAGGAACCATCAGAATCCCGGACGCGAAGGACAAGGGCAAAAACACAGTTTGCCATTACTGGGTCAAGCACTACGAGGAACCCAGCGAGACCCACGGCATCAACGGTGGCAGAATCAGCAAGCTCATGATTAAGGTGGACGGTGTCATCACCGCCAACTACGACCGGGGCTGGGATGTTGAGCCTGCCGAGGACGATATGCCGACCCGGATGGCCTACTGCATCCTGCTGGAAAACTACAACTGAGTCGGGAATTCCCGAAGAGCGGAGCCGCAAGGCTCTGTCTCTCGTATAGAACGATAGGACGGCTTGCCTGATGGCAGGTCATTTTTTATGCCCGTTGGAGGTGATGACTTGCGAAAGCTGAAGAAATATAAGCCCACGGCATTCAAGGCCAAGGACTCCGTTTACGATAAGGACGCTGCGGATTATGCTGTGAATTTCATCGAGTGCCTGTGCCACACCAAAGGCACCTGGGCGGGCAGGCCCTTTGAGCTTATCGACTGGCAGGAGCAGATTATCCGCGACCTGTTCGGCATCCTGAAGCCCAACGGCTACCGGCAATTTAATACGGCCTATGTGGAGATACCCAAGAAGATGGGCAAATCGGAACTGGCCGCTGCCATTGCTCTGCTGCTCACCTGCGGCGACGGAGAGGAGCGGGCTGAGGTCTATGGCTGCGCAGCTGACCGCCAGCAGGCGACCATTGTTTTTGATGTGGCCGCCGACATGGTGCGTATGTGTCCTGCGCTCAATAAGCGGGTGAAGATTCTGGCCTCCCAGAAGAGAATCATCTTCCAGCCCACCAACAGCTTCTATCAGGTGCTGTCAGCGGAGGCGTATTCCAAGCACGGCTTTAACATCCACGGCGTGGTATTTGACGAGCTGCATACCCAGCCCAACCGGAAGCTCTTTGACGTCATGACCAAGGGCTCCGGCGACGCTCGGATGCAGCCGCTCTATTTTCTGATTACCACAGCCGGGACGGACACCAACAGCATCTGCTATGAGACGCACCAGAAGGCCAAGGATATTCTGGAGGGCCGCAAAATCGACCCGACCTTCTATCCTGTCATTTATGGTGCAGATGAATCTGATGACTGGACAGACCCGAAGGTCTGGAAGAAAGCCAATCCGTCTCTCGGCATCACGGTCGGCATCGATAAAGTCCGTGCCGCTTGCGAGAGCGCCAAGCAGAATCCCGGCGAGGAGAATTCCTTCCGGCAGCTGCGGCTCAACCAGTGGGTCAAACAGGCCGTCCGCTGGATGCCGATGGAGAAATGGGATGCCTGCGCATTCCCGGTCAACGAAGATGACCTTGAAGGGCGTGTCTGCTACGGTGGTCTCGACCTGTCCTCCACAACGGATATCACGGCCTTTGTGCTGGTGTTCCCGCCGATGGATGAGGAAGATAAATACATCGTGCTCCCATACTTCTGGATACCGGAAGAGGCCCTTGACCTGCGCGTCCGGCGTGACCACGTTCCTTATGACATCTGGGAACGGCAGGGATATCTCCAGACTACGGAGGGCAACGTCGTCCACTACGGTTATATCGAAAAATTCATCGAGCGGCTGGGAGAACGGTTCAACATCCGTGAGATTGCCTTTGACCGCTGGGGAGCCGTGCAGATGGTGCAGAACCTCGAAGGCATGGGCTTTACAGTCGTGCCCTTCGGTCAGGGCTTCAAGGATATGAGCCCGCCCACCAAGGAGCTCATGAAGCCGGCCTTGGGGCCGAAAATTGCCCACCGCCGGGCGCC